TTCGTTCAACGCTTGCACGATTTCGTGCGGCGGCATGTGTTCCAGCACATGCGAGCAGTATGCGATGTGGTATTGGCCAATGTCCCCCATGTCGGTCATGGGAGCAACAAAGTCAGGAGAGACGCCTGGATCAATGTCCAGACGAGTCTCCTGACCCTGTATCCACTCGGGAAGCGGCTCTCGGCCGCATCCCGCATGAAGCACCTTGATCACGCAGCCTTGGCCAGGCCGAGAGCGGCCAGCGTGTTCATGATGTCAATCACGGCAGCCTTCAGCGTCGTGGTGACATCAGCAGACGACGCGGTGCCGACTGCTGAGGTAGCCACGGCAGCGGTGCGCTGCGTGATCGGCGTCGTGCCGTAGAACCCGACCTTGCCGGTGGCAGTGGGTTGCATCTGCACGGGCTGGCCGCTGCGGCCGACGTTGAGGGTTTCCTCGACGTTGCCGTCGCCCATCTGCTGGCCGTCGCCAATCTTGGGCGCTTCAAAGTTTGCGTTGGACATGATGTTCCTTTCTGGCGCTTAAGCGCCACCCTTCCACAGACCAATGGCCTGCAGCGTGTTCATGATCTCGATGACGGCGGCCTTGAGGGCAGTCGTCACGTCCGCGCTGCTGGCAGTGCCAACGGCGGACGTTGCTTGGGCTGCGCTGGAGCGCTGCGTGACAGGCGTGGTTCCGTAGAACCCGGCGGTGCCACCGGCTTTGCCGATGATTGCACCGTCGAGTTCGGGATCCTCGAATGCCACACCAATTGCTTTGGTGTTCGGCATTTTCATCACCCCCACATGCGAACGGCCATCTGCGGGCGGATGACGCTGTACCCGTACAGCACGTCAATCCGGCACGGCATCCGGTCGTTGTTGATGTCATACTGTCGCACGATCCGCATCGAGATCCCGTTGTGAACCTTCCGGCTGGCCATGTCGACGCCCTGCGGCAGCATCAGGTCAGCGGTGGCGAACGTGATCGCGTCCTTGTGGTAGATCAGGTTTTGCGGATAGCCCGTCGAAGCCGCACCCAAGAAGGTGACGATATCGCTGGCGGTCGGCAGCTTGCTGACCGTGGCCAGAGCCTGCGTGGGCGCGTACACGGCCGGCAGGAAGTCCACGTCGACGAACTCGGTGGAAGCCGAGGTGACCGTGTTCTGCACCACGAACTGCTGCAGCGAGCCGGTGGACTCGCGGGTCTGCGGGTTGACCGCAAACACACCAGCAATGGTGAACACGTCGCCCGGGACCAGCGTGTTGCCGTCGGTCACGTTGTCCAGCGTCAGCTTGGTCGCACCGTTGGTCAGCGTGGTCTTGACGATCGGGGTGTCCGAGCGCAAGGCCGAGCCGGTGGTGTGCACCTTGATGGACTGCGACATGTTGATCTCCTCGTAGCCGAGGATGCCTTCGCCCATCATGCCGTTCTTGAACTGGCGCGAGATCGTGCTGGTCGGGTTGAACAGGCCCTTCATGCCTTCCACCAAGCCCGCGTTGGCCGCCGGATTGACGGTGGCGTAGCGCGGCGACATGACAGCGGCAGCCTCGTTGAGCTTCTGCTGCGCTTGCAGCAGCACCAGCGAGGTGGCCGGCGTCGTGCCGGGGGTGCCGACAGACTGGAAGATGTCCTTGTACGAATTGGCGACATCGGCGTCGATGCTGGCCGCGAGTTGCGAAACCCGAGGCTTGAGCACGCGATCAGCGAAGTCGTCCAGCGACAGGGCCATCTCGGCAGAGGTGAAGTTGACGCCGATGTGCTTCTGCGAAGCAATCGTCAGCGTGGTGAACTGCTGCTGCACCTCTTGCACTTGCAGCGCAGCACCGTCGGTGACCAGCGCGCGATCCGGCAGGCGGATGCGCAGCGTGTCGCCGATCTTGGCGCCTTCGACGGCGAACGAATCGTCGTACTGACGATTCACGTTGCGGGTGATGACCAGATTGTTCTCCAGGATCTCCAACGCCTTGTTGGTGATCATGTCGATGGTCAACAGATTTTGAGCCATGACAAATTCCTTTCAATCAACGAACGCGATTCTTGGCTTCCCACTGCCTCATTTGCCGCTGCCGCTCGGCCTCGATCCACTGGCTGGTGGTCATGTTCTTCACAGACCTCGGGTCAGTGGTGTCGTACGTCGTAGACGCAGACCTGGCGGTAACGGGCGTGATCGGCGTGGGGGCCGCAGAGGTTTTCTTTGCCGGCGGGCTCGACTGCACTTTGGCTTCGATCCTGCCGATTTCCTTGGCTTGCAAATAAGCCGGCAGCCGAGAAATCCGCTCCGCTTCCTTGGGATTGCTCCCAAGGTAGTACGCAACATCCGGCCCCACGTCAGAGGCTTGGATGGTCTGCGCCATCAGGGTCGTGATCGGCAGCTTCGGATTCAGCGCGACTTGCTCGAAGTCGTCGTACTTTTCCCGGGCCGCTTCTTCGCGCTCCTGATAGTTCTCCAGCAAAGTTTCCTGTTGCTGCCGCTGCTCACGCTGCTGAACCAGTTCTTGCGCCTTGCGTTCGGCGAGCGCTTGCGCGTATTCGTCGACGTTGGCAAACTGATCCGCAGTAGGTGCGGAAGCGGTAAAGGGTCGTTGCTGGGCAGGTTGCGTGAGCTTCCTTTCCCACTTGCGCTGCTCTTTTGCGAGCCGCTTGGTGATCAGTGCGTCGACTTCGTCTTGCGAAAAAGTCTTTGACTGTTCAGCCGGCGCATCAGTAGCGACATCCGGGGTGGCCGTCACCTCGGGCGCTTGCACGGTTTCCGCTGGCGCGGTGTCCGCTACGGGCAGTTGATCTGCGTCCATTTGATTCCGTGGAATCCCCGGTCAACGGGCCGGTACGATGGCGCGGAATATACCACGCAAATTGTGCGAAGTACATCTTCGCTAAATACTCACACTCCAACAGACCCAGCCATGTCAGCCTGCGCCATCACCCAGGCGTAGCACTTGTCGAGGAACGCCGCACCGGCCTGCGCCTCGATGTCATCCAGCGACGTGTGGTAGCGCCGGAACTCCACATCCCGCGTGTCGTCACCGGGCGTGGCCGTGCCGTAGCCTGCGATGTCGATTATCACGGAGAACTTTGGCCCGCCAGAGCGCTGGCGGGTGATGGCAGCGGTGACGATGCGGAAGTAGGCACCGGCGAACGGGACGCCGTACTGAGAATTGGTGAGGTCGATTTGAATTGCCATGATGTGGCTCCTTTATGCGTAGATGACTTCAGAGGTTTGCACAGTGGCAACCCACCGAATATCAGTTGCTGCTGCGCCGGTTGCGGTTACTGCAAGACCGCCGTTGGTGGTGTCAGCGCTGAGCGCCAGCGTCCAGCCTGGGGTGTTGTCGATGGCGGTGACGGTTGAGGCCACCAGCGTCGTGCTCGCGGCGTTAGCTTCCCTGCGAATCAAACCTTCGATTTTCCACGCAGCAGAGTCTGTGCCGTCTGCGGCTTGTTGGCGGGCGACAACGGTTCCTGTGAAAGCGTAGGCGCTGCTGTTGGAGAGAATAACTTGGTTTGACGTTGCGGCAACGCCCGTGTCAGATGTAAGAACCGTTGCAGTGTCATTTGTTGTTGTTTTGCACAACAACAAAATACCCATTTGAGAACTGCCTGCGGAGGCAGAACCCCATCCGGCAAAAGCATATTTTTTTATTTGTAAGGCAGTCGCACTATCCCCAAAAGCTATTGCGTCAACTCCACTGGCGTTTGCGCCAAAACCAACGGCTGAGCCACAGCCAATTGCGACACTTCCAGTACCACTTGCGTTTGATAAATTTCCCAACGCTAAACTTCTTGTGCCGCTAGCAGTATTTTGCCTGCCAATCGCTACGGACGAAGAGCCGTTTGCCTTAGAAAGGCTTCCCATAGCAAGTGCATTTGCATTTTGTGCTCCATAAGTAACCGTATTGTTTGCAACAGCCGCCGCAAAACTGTCGACGCCGGAGGCGTAGGAGCCGCCGAGAGCCATAGCTCCTTGTCCTGTAATTGCGACAGCCATGTCGCCTGTTGAGTTTCTTCCAATTTGTGTTCCCAGCACGCCAATAGATGCTGTTCCGGTAGTTCTATTGTCTCCTGTAAGCCAATTAGTACCAGTGCAGACAAGTCTTACGCCCGTACCTTGCGTAAGTTTAAATTCAGTAGTTGGATCAACGCCATCTACCGTTTCTGTCCCATTTGGATCAATAGTAATGACGCCTGTACCAG